GAGGTAAGGGTTATCACTGATTCGTGACGGGATGAAGGTCCGAGACAGCGGCTTGATCTGCTCACCGTTGTGCTCGAAGACTTCGCCTGTTTCGACCTCGACATCTTTGCCATCGACGGTCGCGAAGTAACGCAGCTCGCCGGGTTTAGCTGGGTTCGGGTGCTTCTTGTCCAGCCACGGTCCAAAGAAGTCGATGATCCAGCGACCCTCCGCTGTCGTTGGCGGGTTGAATGTGAGCAAGGCTTGGCATCGCTGCCCCGGGACAGTGGTCCGCAGCCATCCGAGCAGGAAGCGCACCTGCTCCTGCCGCATGTTCGCTGCTTCGTCGAAGATCAGCAGGTCGTGCGGTCGACCTTGGTATTTTTTTTCGTCGCCCGGGTTTGGGAATGACCCGAATTCGATTTGCACCTGCACGCCGTCCGTGCGCCGGGTGCGCCAGATATTGTCCTTGCCGTTGTACCCTTGCCGACCGCCCAGCAGCTCGGTGAAGCGGTCGATCACGCCGGTCAGCTCGGTACCGTTCAGACGGAACACGCCGACCTTGCGGTGCTGGGTCAGGCTCTTGCCGCAGGCAAGGTCAGTCTTGCCGCCACCAGCCGCGCCGCCGTAGCCAATGATGTCCGCGGTTGATTCGTATGCCATGGACTGCGGACCCGGCAATGGTCGCCAGATCGTTTTGTCCGTGGTCAGCAGGGTGTCCAGCTCCGCCCGCTCTTCAGGCGTGAGATATTGCAGCAGATCTGGGTCAAAGTCTTCAAGAGTCATTGCCGCCCTTGCGTGCCTTTGCCGAAGCCAGCAAGGCTTGGAGCTTGGCAACACGCTGGGTGTCGTCCATCGGCTCCATCAGCGGGCTGTCAGGGTCACCAGCCAGCACAGTGCGGTCGCCATACTTCTTGGGCAGTTGCTTGGACAGAATCCACTTGCGTGCATCCACACGCAGCTTGGACCGTTGAATCCATTCGTTGTCCGCCTTGAATCCATCCTTGGTCGCGATGGTGTCGAAGGCTGTCTCGTCCGCAATCTCGAGGATCTCGTCCGCCATCTGCTCGAGTCCGACCTCGCGGGCGTGCGCGTATTGGTCGCGGAATTCCTTGTGTTCAGGATTCGCAATCCAGCGCAACACAGTGGATACATGTGGCATGTCGTCGCTTCGACATATCGAGCGCAGGCTTTCACCATCAGCCAGTCGCGCACAGATCAGGTCGGCTGTCTTCTGGTTGAAATCAGAAGGGCGACCACGCTTGACTGGCTCGGCTTCAGTCTTTGGCTTCGACTTTTTTCCAGCGGTCTGGGGTTTGTGCTCTTCGCTCATAGTTGCAGATCTTCTGTACGGTGCTTCGCTTGAGGTTAAAGTGTTTTGCAATCTTGCGGTATCCGATCCCTTGATCTTCATGCATGTCTCGGATTTGATCGACGATTTCATCGGAGAGTCGGCAATTGTGGTGGGATGAACCGATTCGGTATCCCTGCTCATTTACAGCCACAATCATTTTTTTCCCCTTCTGCGTCATCGTCCCTTGTTCTTCAGTAGCTTATGCCACGGGATCTTTTTCTTTACGCCCTCGCCTGCCATCTTCTTGGCTTCAGCCTGAGTCATGCCATGCTTCTTGGCAATCTTCGGATCATGGGCTGCCGCCTGAAATAGCTTGTGCTGCTTTTCGGTGTAGGGCATAACATATCTCCCGAGAAATTTCTAGCATTATCCACAGGTGTTGTGAATCACGCAACAGATTTATGCTTTTTGGATTTGTGGATGCTACGCATGACTGCACGCAGTTCGTCGGTGGCTTTGACCCCTCGCTTTTGATCTCGTGCAGCAAGGGCATCTCTGCGCTTTTGCAGGGGCATACGCAGCAGGTGCATGGCTTCGCATTCGATGAGCCATTCGCGTGACCAGCTACCCACTACGCGCCCGTCATGCAGCGTGACTTGGATCTCCCACTTCTCGCGCATCAGTTCATCGCTTGGTTTTCTTTGGTCATGTGGACCATCCAGCCGTCAACAATCTCGATGATCTCCCGCGGCACCATGTTTTTGAATGCCTCGTCCGCTTTTTGTTCGGCGGTGTCGTCGTTCCATCCGATTGAGAATGAGCACACGCCGTACCCTTTGGGCTGGCAAAAGAATCTGATCTCTGGTGCGCCCTCGTGGTTTTGCATGCGAATGATGACAATCTGACCGTAGCGGTCGTTGTCGATTGTCTTAGCGAACTTCATTTTCTCCACTCCTTTTCCATTTGCTTCATTGTCTCAAGCATCTCTTCCATCATCTTGATGGTCACAACAAGAGATTGGTCAATATCCTGCTCCAAAGTAAAAAACATTGGCTTGCCAATCTCCAATGGAAAGTCGATTGCAATGTCAATTGGTGTTATGTCGCCTTCGCTGATTCTGACTGTGTGGGCGCGTTTCATGCGCTCTTCTCCTTGAGCTGTGATTTGATTGCTTCGCGCACTTGCGCAATGCGCTGCATGTACTCGATTGCCTTTTTGTTGTCTTGAAGTTGAGCGGCAACTATTGCGTTTGCTTGAATGAAATGCAGGTCCATCAAAAAACGAGCCGCATCTTGTAAGTCATCGTTTGTCATTCAACACCTCTTTGCAGTTGATGTCATCACGATACGCGCCCCAAAGTCCATCGCGTACATTCTCACAATACTCGCGCTCTTGTCTCAGCTCTTCCTCGTAATCGAAGTGCCCAACAATTCCAAATGCGATCACAAAGAACAGAATCATTCCAATGATCTTGATCGGTGTCTCAATGATTGCCTGCTTCAAGTTGTAGTACCTGCGGTTGTATTCGTTCATCTCACATACTCCAGTCTGATTGTTCTAAAAATTTTTCCATCGTTCCATCGTTGATCGTGCTCACAGTCGTACAGCTCGATCACTTGCTCTGCCTCTGCAAACCTGATGCGCTGATCACGCAGACAGAATGCGTAGATCAGATGTGCTTTTGGTGAGCTGTATGCTGCAATCAAATCCGGTAGCAGTAGGCGCTCAGTTTCTTTGATGCGTGGCGTTCCTTTGACATTGACCACAAATGTTTTGCCATCTCGCTCAATCACATAATCCGGCATGTTTCGCAGGATTGCGCTCAAGTTGTAGAAGGCGGTGACATTCGCAAACTTCTCATCAAATCCAAGTCGTGTGCAATGCCACCCGTTTCTGTTACACCAGTTCATGAACAGCTCTTCGCCAATGTTGACACCGACTGACTGGCGCTCTTCGTATGTCTGCGCTGCGTTCCCGTAATTAGTCATTTGTCTCTGGTCTCCTGTCTGGTCTCCAATGGTTGTAGCCGTTCTCTGCATAGGCAACTTCACGCTTGAGCAGTTCGATCTGCTGTAGCAGTGGTGTCTCTGTGCGTCGTACAGCTTCCGCCACGATCATCACGATGAATGCATCCGCGTCCATGCCTTGCGGGATGTCATCCAAAATTTGTTTTGCAAGTTCGACTGCATTCATTTCGGCATCCTCATCATCTCGCGCACTTTCGCTATGCATTCAGCGGCGTGCTTTTTGTTTCGCTCCAGCTCTTCCTGCGTCCACTTCTTCTCGAGCAGTGGTGTCGTAGGTGGCACCCACGAGTGACGCAGGATCTCGCAGAATTGCGGCAGAGTTGGCGGTTCAGGTGGGAGGCTTTCCAATGCACGCTTGATGGTCTCCGGGTGTGCCTTGTAGCCGCCCAGTTTTTCCGCCCAGTGGTTCATTGCGTTCACGATTCCTGCGTCCTGACCGTCAGATAAAATCTGCCCCGTCTTCCACATGTTTAGGAACCTCGTTCCGTAGTGACCCTGCATCGTCGTGAAGATCCTCTGGACCCACGAGTCTGGGAGTCGACGAAGCTCCGGTGACATCGATGATTCTTGGTGCTCGCTCATTTAGTTTCCTTTCATCTCCAAAAATTGTCCTTGCTGCTGCCAGTGTGCTCGCCTGATGGTGAGTCATCTTTTTCTCTGAGTCGGTCTTGATCCACTCTGCCTTAAACCCGGTCCAACCTCTGGCGCAGATTTCTTGCAGTGCAGCGTCAAGACTGATTCCTGCTTTACTTGCTTCGCGTTCAATGCCTTTGAGTGCTGTGTCCGTGATGGCTGCTCTCTTGGCTTTGCGTTGCTTCACAAAGTCTGTCCAAGTTGATTCCAATACCCCAGCAGGGCAAGTAATCGCCGAAGGCGTATTCTTTTCTCTGTTTGTTGGGTATGTTTGTTGGTTGTTGTTTAGGCTTTTTTTGGGTTCAGCTTGGGTTTGGCTTGGGTTAGCGGTGGGTTTCCCACTGCTTTTCTTCGGTCTGCCGCCTAGCTTTCCGTTGGATCGCTGCTTGTCAATGTAGGCGTGATAGTCCTCGATTTCAGCGTCCGCACGCCGATTTCTGTACCCCTCTTCGGTCAGCTCGAAGAATTCATTGAGCACCGATTCGACCACTTCAGAACCCATACGCAACCGACGGGAAACCCATGGGATATCGGTGGGTATTGGCTGCTCTGTGTCGTAGTACAGGTCAAGCAATCGACGGTAGCAGATGTCCTCTTCGGGGGACAAATGCATCGTGTGCTTGATGTAGTCGCCGATGTTGAAGTTGTAGTAGTGCATCAGGCACCTGCCTTCGCCTGCTCCATCAGCTCGCGCACTTTTGCCCG